CGCAAACGGCACAAGGTCCAAAGTTTAAAACAAAAACCATACATGACCGTCGTAAGAAGAAAGGTGATCCTTTACTTCTAAAAAGGTTCCGTGATTACTATCATGACAAGGGGATCATGTGAGCCGTATTAGAGACATTGCAAAAATGTTGGGTAAAAGTGAGACCCCTAACATAGACAATAAACGACTAGTGACACCAGATGAGGCTGGTATTGACTCAGCATCAGTTATCTCTATATCAACTGATGCACCAATCACTTATTACTCAGATATAGATTCATTACCAACATCGAGTCTTTCTGTTGGTGACAGAGCTCTTGTTGAATCTTCTGGTTCAGGCGCAAGACTGTATATCTCAAACGGATCTGGTTGGTATAATGCAGCTGCTGTTAATCTAAGTCCTCGATGGGATAGTACACCACTTGGATTGTTAGATAGTACTTCAATTGAAGACTCAGCGACAGCTTTAATTATTACAGCAAAGGCATTGGATTCCGATAACTCAGACTTAAACTTAATCAATCAGAGCTTTGCATCAGATTCAGCACAATACCTGGTTAACATTAGTAACGATTCATCAGTCTGGACATTTACTCCAAAGTCTCAAGATAGTGTTGGTGCTTCTGTGACTGCAGGTGATCTTGATGATTCTGAAGAGAATAGTTTTATCTATACATTTAAGTGGTCTGATGGTATTAACTTTGTTTCAAAAGCGGTGACGATAAACTACAACTTTATAGATACTACACCTAGAACCTTAGTCCTTTTGGATGATTGGCAGAGCACATGGCAATCCGCTTCAGTTGAAGAGCTTAGTAGCTCATACACTATTGGTATGACGAGAAGTGGTAATGAATATACAAGCTCTACATTTAGTGGTAGTAGCTATGGTCACTTCACTTTAGATATGAATATGCTTGATCCTGCATCTCATGGGTTATCATTTACTATGGATGATGCTGGTTTTTGGTATAAGTTCAAAGCTCAAACAAATGCAGGATCACCAGGAGGACAAAGAGTAGGTACAGGTATCTTAATGATGGAAACTGATTTCAGTAGCTATAGAGCAAGTCCTGATGGCAATCTAGCATCATCTGGTTGTAGAATAACATGCTCATATCGAAGTGATGATTATACTGGATACTCTTGGTTTAGTGGTAATCAAATGATGATTGAGGACAGTCCAGACCCAACTGCATATGCTACACAACACGCACACTTTGCTCCAACAACAACATACTATCAAGCAATTCATTATGATAGAACAAACAATCGGGCTGTATTATATCATTCAACGAATAATAGCTCATGGACTAAGTGGATGACATATCAGTTTGATCAAACAGATGATACTAATATGGAAGGTGTGTATATAAATATGTTCTTCAGAACTACTGCCAACATTACAAATGGGAACATAAAAGTTGAATTGCTTGATGGCGAAGATGTTTCATAAAAGATATAAATAAAATCATGACAAAGATTAGAGATCTAGCAAGAATATTAGGTAGGACAGAAGCTGAGAACACAGGCAATAACCGTCTGTTGTTTGAAGGTGAAACTGGTGGTGTTGACTCAGCTCAGACAGAGACTATCGCTTCTGGCGCACCTATGAAGGTTTATACCGGCCTTGATTCATTACCTACATCAGGTCTATCTGCTGGTGACCAAGCATATGTTGAATCGAACAATCGGCTGTATATTTCTAACGGTGCTGGTTGGTATAACATTGCATTAGCTAATTCAACACCATACTGGGATTCAGAACCACTAACTTCTTATGATATTACAGACTCCGTCACACCATTAATTATTGTAGCCAAAGCTAAAGATTCTGATAACTCAGACAATAATCTATTCCACCAAAGTACAGTATCAGACTCAGCAGCATTCTTAGTAGACATTACTCGTGACTCATCAGTATATACATTTACACCTAAGTCTGCAGACAGTATTGGTGCTTCTGTAACTGCTGGCGATTTGACTGACTCAAACACTAATGACTTCATCTACACATTTAAGTGGTCAGATGGGATTAACTTTGTATCTAAGGCAGTAACGATAAACTATAATTTTTCAACTGGTTTCCATCGTGTTACTCAAGCAAACTATGGTGCTACATGGAATGCTTTATCCTTTACAACAATTTATGGTGGTGGTACTATATCAAACAACTCAGGGCAGTATTCTTGGTCTATAGGAAGTATTACTTCGAGTTTCTATACCGCTGCTGCGGCATTGAAAAAGGATGGCGATCATGCTAATGGTGCTTGGTGGAAGATTAGAGCGTCTGGTATGCCTACATCATTTGCCGAAAGATCATCTATTAACCTACTTTGGCAAGATGGAATAGATACTGGATATGAATATAGAATGTATGTAGCATCATATAATCCAGATTACACAACAGATCCTCATAGATGGTCACACGGTTTCAGTGATGGTTCTGGATTGAATACTGGAACACTGACTGGTTGGGATCAAGCATTTTTCTATAATCCATCAGACGGTGTATTTAGGATGCTGCTTTCCACAAACTCTGGTTCAACTTGGTCAGAAATGACAGGATTCTCTAAAACTATTCCAGCATCAAGTAGAGCAGCATCAGATTATTTCATTATCAACCTTGCTGGTAGAACAGGATCTGGTCAAACAATGCAACTCTTAGATGCTGAAGATCTTTCAGGGTCAGTAGCAGACTGGCCATATTAAGGAGAAACATTATGCTTTCATTATTAGGATCATTACTTGGCTTTGCGGGATCAGCAGTGCCTGCAATCACAGATCATTTTGCTGCTAAAGAAGATCGTAAACTTGAACTTGACAAAATGAGGCTCATGGCTGAGTTGAAAAAAGAAGGCCATGAGTTTGATCTGCAGATGTATAACACTATGGGTGCAGACAAAGAACATGAACGACTGATTCAGCATGATATTGCCATTAACCAGGGTACTGGTATTATAACGGCATTACAAAAATCTGTTCGGCCTGTCATTACATATGCATTTTTTGCACTATTCTGTACAATTGAGATAACATTGTTACTAGAGGCTTTAGAAAAAGGTACAGACTTCTCTGAAGCAATCGGCCTATTATGGGACGAGGACACTAAGGCTATCTTTGCTGCAATCATATCATTCTGGTTTGGAAGTAGAGCAATTGAAAAAGCCAGACGAAAGTGAAATTGAACACTACGTCCGTATAATGAAGGAGCATGAGGCAACTCGTGCTTCTTGGAACAAGCGTTCAAATTATTGGAAAAAATATTTCTCTGAGAACACTTTACAAAAACCTCAGAATGATATATAATACCACTATCTAAACACACTCATTATTTTTAAAGGAAACGGAAGTATGCAAAACAGATTTGCAGACACACGCTCTTTTTTATCTCAAACAAAATTCTATGATGGGTACTCTAGATTCAAAGATGACGAGAGTACATATGAGACCTGGGATGAAGCAGTAGACCGTGTGCTATCGATGCACGAGGAAAATTATTCAGAGCACATTGAACCATTAACCAAGTATCTCGAAGAAGCCAGAACAGCATATAAAGAGCAGCGAGTATTGGGGGCACAACGCGCTCTGCAGTTTGGTGGTGAGCAACTTATGAAACATCAGATGCGCATGTACAATTGCACATCATCATATGCCGACCGTCCGGCATTCTTTGGCGAATTCTTTTATATCCTGCTTTGTGGGGCTGGCGCAGGGTTCTCAGTACAGACACATCACGTAGGTAAATTACCAAAAATTCAGCAACGTACCAAACAAGCAAAGGGTTACATTGTTGAGGATTCCATTGAGGGTTGGGCATCTGCACTTGACGTGTTGATGTCATCTTACTTTGTGGGTGGTGGTAAACATCCAGACTATGAAGGCCGTCGTGTATTCTTTGACCTATCACAGATTCGTCCAAAAGGTTCTAAAATCTCTGGCGGTTTTAAGGCTCCTGGTCCAGAGGGTCTGCGTAAATCTTTGGATAAAATCGAGCACATGTTACAAGGTATGATAATGGATTCAAAGGAGCCTGTAGAGCTTAGAGCCATTACCGTATATGATATCTGTATGCATGCTGCAGATGCTGTGTTATCTGGTGGTGTCCGTCGTTCGGCGACTATCTGTTTGTTCTCACCAGAAGATGATGAGATGATGAACGCAAAGACAGGTAACTGGTTCATGGATAACCCACAGCGTGGTCGTAGTAATAACTCTGCTGTGATTGTTCGCGATGAAGCAACTCCAGAGATGTTTGCAAAGATTATGGAATCCGTTAAATCATTTGGTGAACCTGGTTTCTACTTTACAACATCCAAGGAACACACAACCAACCCTTGTGTTGAAATCGGTATGTATCCTCAGATGGATGGTGAATCAGGTTGGCAAGGTTGTAACCTGACAGAAATCAACGGTGGTCTTTGTACTACAGAAGAAGATTTCTATAAAGCCTGTCGTGCAGGTGCCATCCTTGGTACACTACAAGCAGGTTACACAGACTTTAAATTCTTGAGCCCAGTGTCAAAGAAAATCTTTGATCGTGAAGCACTATTGGGTGTGTCTATTACAGGTTGGATGAACAACCCAGATATTCTGTTTGACACAAAGGTCTTGAAGAAAGGTGCAAACATTGTCAAGAAGGTTAATAAAGAAGTTGCTGCTATCATCGGGATTAATCCTGCTGCTCGGACTACTTGTGTCAAACCATCTGGAAATGCGTCCGTCCTGTTACAAACTGCTTCAGGAATCCATGCTGAACATTCGCCAATGTACATTCGTAACATTCAGATGAATAAAGAGTCTGAGATTACACAAGCTATCATGAAAACAAATCCTTTCATGGTTGAGGAATCTGTGTGGTCTGCAAACGGTACAGATGTTGTGGTATCATTCCCAATTGTACCAAAGCATGGTTCTATGTTCAAGGATGACCTATATGGTGTTAAACACTTAGAAATGGTCAAGAAGGCTCAGAAGTATTGGGTAGTGGAAGGCACTAACGAAGAACTCTGTGCAGATGAGGGTGTACGGCACAACGTGTCAAACACAATCATTGTTGATGACTGGGATGATGTAGAGAAATATGTATTTGAGAACCGCTATTCGTTCTCAGGTATTTCTTTCTTGGCACCTACAGGAGACAAAGACTACAACCAAGCACCAAACACTCAGGTTATTACAGCTGACGAGATGGTGATGAAATATGACCAAGGTGCAATCTTTGCATCAGGTATGGTTGTAGATGCTCTGAAAATCTTTGACAACTTATGGACTGCTTGTGCCACTGCTATGGGTATGGGTGAAAACCTAGAAGTTGAATCATCAGAAAACTCAGCCAAGAAAGACTGGGTCCGTCGGTTCGATGCATTTGCAAAGAACTATCTTGATGGAGATGCAAAGAAAACAGAATATTGTTTGAAAGATGCATATCTGTTACATAAGTGGAATAAAATCCAAAAAAATCTACAGCCGATTGATTGGGCATCAGACCTAACAGAAAAGGTATATACGGATGTGGATACACTAGCGGCTGCGGCTTGTGCTGGTGGTGCGTGTGAAATCGACTTCTAGGGGGAACAATGGAAGCAGAATATCGGATTGAGTGCGAAGAGTGCGAAACGGTAACCATAGTATTAGTTGAGGATGGCCAAGAGCCGGCATTCTGCCCGGCTTGCGGCCGCCGCGCCCAAGTGGAGGATATATCCGAACCAGATATATAATATCATGTGGTATTATGAAGGACATGAATTTACAGACACCCCTGAGGACTACCAAGGATTCGTATACCAAATCACAGAATTGGATACAGGCAAGAAGTATATCGGTAAAAAGAACTTCTGGCGGCCTAAGGTACTACCAAAAAATTCAAAGAGATCTCGACGAGTCAGGACCAGAGTTGAATCTGACTGGAGAACATATTTTGGATCAAGTAAGGAAGTTCAGGTACTCGTTGAGTCCAAAGGGGAAAGTAATTACAAAAGAGAAATACTAATTCTCTGCAAGACAAAAGGTGATATGTCATATATGGAAGCCAAATGGCAATTCATGAATGACGTATTGCTAAGTGATGATTATTACAACGAGTTCATCGGTTGTAAAATACACTCCCGCCATGTTTCTAAATTAAAAGAAAACTTTAAAATCCGAAAATAGTTATTTACATTTCACTCAGTTTGTGTTATAATACTAATTATGATATGGAGTGATTATGTTACAGAAATTATTTGACGAGTTCAACAGGATACCTTTGGCTAAAGACAAGGTAGCTTTTTTAAAGGACCCAAAAAATATTCAGATCCTACAAGGATACAATATTAATTTGGAACGAATTACACACGAATGGGAATGGATAGCGGGGTTACGCACTGATGATTATCGTGGACTTTAGTGGACTGGCGATTGCCAATGTAGCAATCAACAAGGTCAATGATGAGGATATGATTCGTCATATGACCATTAACTCACTACGCATGTATCGTACAGCATACAAGCGTGAGTTTGGTGAGTTGGTTTTGGCATGTGACGGTAAAAACAACTGGCGGCGTAATTATTACCCACAGTATAAGGCCAACCGTAAGAAAGGCCGAGAAGAATCCACCTTTGATTGGAATGAAGCATTTCGGATTATCAACAAGGTCCGTGATGAGATTCGTGACAACTTTCCTTACAAGGTGATTCATATTGACGAGTGTGAGGCTGACGACATCATCGGCACACTATGTGAAAACTCACAAGAGTTTGGTCAGTATGAGGATATTATGATTGTATCTGCAGACAAAGACTTCCTACAGTTACAAAAATATAATAATGTCCGTCAGTATTCACCATTGATCAAGAAGGAATACAAGGATGAAAATCCTGTGGCCAACTTGACCGAGAAGATTCTGACAGGTGATGCCGGGGATGGTGTTCCCAATGTGTTATCACATGATGATGTCTTTGTTAATGGTGAACGACAGACTCCACTGTCTCGTAAAAAGAAAGACGGTATGATTCAGGCTTTGTCCAGTATACATAATGTTGGTCACGTAAACACAGATTGGTACCGTAACTATACACGAAACAAGAAGCTCATAGATCTAACACAGACACCCGAACGTCTTAAAAATCAAATTGTTGAAGAATATAATTCACAAAATGAAACGGCAAAGAAGGGTTTAGTGTTACCTTATTTGATAAATAATAGTATGAAGCTAATGATTGAATCCGTTGAGGAATTGATATGAAGAAGTACATATTTGAGATTATGCAAGAGATTGCAAAATCAAAGAAGAAGGCAGAGAAGATTGCTCTTCTGAGAGATAATGATCAGTGGCCCCTTAGAGATATTATCCGAGGGTCTATGGACACAACCGTAAAATGGTCTCTACCAGATGGGGAACCACCTTATACTCCGGCTGAACCACATAATCACCCTACAGATCTAAAACGACAGAATACAAAATTTGCATTTTGGATCGAAGGTGCATATCCGGATACTCCTAAGTTTAAAAAGGAACGGATTTATTTGGAGATGTTGGAAGGTATCCATCCAGAAGATGCCAAACTTGTTATCGCAATGATTAACAAGACGACACCTAAAGGATTAACTCGAGCAGTTGTTAACGAAGCCTATCCAGGTCTACTGCAAGACTAATATTCTTAAATTAATCTTAACACTAATCAGAGTGTGCACTATTCGTGTACGCTCTTTTTCTATAGGAAAAACACCAATGGTATTTGCTCAAATCGAACGTTTGAAAAAAGACTCTAATGAACTTGATATCTACGCCAAGAAACTATCCAAAAAAGGTCAAGAACAAAGAGCACAGAAGATTCTCCGAAAACGTGATTTCATACTGAACAAATTATCGGAGGTGACCGGCACTCCATCCTCTCAAAGTTGACAATAGGAACCTCTCAAAATTAACAATACATAATTTATTAGCGATAAAAACACTTTACAATACCTGGATTATATGATATAATATATTAGTAATATCGGGAAGGGTAGAGGTACTACATTATGAATATTTTTGTATTGGATAAAGATCCTACTAAAGCTGCTCAATTACAATGTGACAAGCATGTTGTAAAGATGATAGTTGAGTCCGCTCAGATGATGTCTACGGCTCATCGGATGTTGGATGGTAAAAAGATGAAAAAGCCTTCTAAGTCTGGTAAACGGATGGTTGATTACTATGACCTATATGAAGGACCATTCAATGACCTAGAAGCCGAATTGATATATATGAAAGCGGTACACTTTGAACATCCATGTACTCAATGGACTCGTGAATCAGCCGCTAATTACAAATGGCACTGGGAACACCTATATGCACTATGTAAAGAATATACTTATCGGTATGGTAAAACACATAAAGTCGAGCGCGAGCGTTTATGGCCCTTACAGTCAACACCTAGACTTATACCTGATATTGGCCTTACACCATTTCGTCTGGCGATGAAACACCAACCACAATGTATGTTCCCAGATGACCCTGTAAAGTCTTATAAATTATATTACCAAACCAAACAAGACAGTTTCAAGATGGTTTGGACTAAACGAAAGGTACCATCATGGTTTCACAGGTCAGTGCCGTTGACCGCTTAATAATGTTAACGGAAGAAATTGCTATATTAGAATCTCGGTTGCAACCTCATGACACTGGGCATCTATATACGGCAATTGGTGTATTAAAAGAACGACTATCAGAGATAAGGGATGAAATTGATGCCGCTTTACACGCTCAAGAGAAAAAGCACTGGTGAGGTTTGGGATGTCAATTGCAAGTATGACGAGTTAAAAGCCACACTTGCTGAAGATGATGACTTGATCCAAGAACTTTCCACACCTGCTTTTACAGCAAACGGTACTAGAGATAATCTATCCAGAGCTGGTGGTGAGTGGCGTGACCTTATGGGTCGTATAAAAAAGGCCTCAGGTAGAGGTAACACAATTAAAACATGAGGAGAGGTAAAAAGAAATCTAAGTCGGAATATATAAAGATTCGGACGGCACAATTAAAAGAAGATATGAGAAAGGCCGCCGAACCTTACGACAAACAATGGTATTGGCGGATTATTCAAGAATTAAAATGGGTTGACGAACATGAGTAAAGCTACGGCTAAGATTGATGACCTTTATAGTTATGAACCACAAACTGAAAACCAAAAGCTCGCGTATGATGCATGGGATGACGGAGATAATCTGGTACTTGCTGGTTCGGCTGGTACTGGTAAGACTTTTGTTGCGTTATACTTGGCACTGGAAGCGGTTCTCGAGCGAGAGACGGCTTATAATAAATGTATTATTGTCCGGTCGGTAGTGCCGACAAGAGACATGGGTTACCTACCAGGGACCGTTGAAGAGAAGAAAGAGGTATTTGAAACACCTTACAAAGCTATTTGTCACGAGTTGTTTAACGACAACGCTGCATATAATAAGATGATAAATAGTAATCAGTTGGAGTTTACAACCACTTCGTTCATACGGGGACTAACAATTGATAATGCTATTATCATTGTGGACGAGATGCAAAATTTAAACTTCCACGAACTTGACTCTGTTATCACACGTGTAGGAGAGAACTGCAGAGTCATATTTAGCGGAGACTATCACCAATCTGATTTCAAAGATGAAGCAGAGAAGGATGGTATCCAGAGGTTCTTACGAATCATAGAACAACTGAAGAACTTTAGTGTGATTACTTTTGGTTGGCAAGATATTGTAAGATCAGACTTTCTTCGTGATTATATTATGACGAAGGAGATGCTAGGAATGAAATAATGAAATGGGTTATTGTGGTTGCTTTTTTAGTACAACCTGGAGAAAAAGGACAGGATATATGGGCGTTCGCCGGTTATCCATTTCCTGATGTGGTTACTTGCAAAGCTTTTGCGGGTATGAATTATGATTTAGCTGTAAACATTGCAGTCGAAAATATTGAAAGACCACGAGAAGATGTACAAGATGTTTATTGTGCTCCTCTTCGTGAATTATTGGAAATGAAAAATGGACAGAGTA